CAACTAGTCCAGTAGTTGTTGAAATATCATCTACACGAAGTCTATAAAGATTATTTGTAAAAAATTTACGTGCAGAAGCTGAACCGTCTGCAAAAAATTGTCTGCCACAAAATGCGTCTATTTGACGACTAGCAGCATTAACTGCGTCATCAATTATATCATCATCTTGACTATCACTTGTTGGAATACCAACAAACGCCTTTAGCTGATTTTGTGTACAGTAGCCATTAGTAATTGCCATAAAATATTACTTCCTTTTTTTACGGCTTTTACCTTTGCCACCTTTCATTTTCTTTTTTCCGTAACCAATTCCTTTGGGCATAGTTACTTCTTTTTCTCTACTTTTTTTTCAGCTTTAGGTTTTGCAGTTTTTGTTTCAACTGATCCACCAGCTTTTTTAATTGCGTCTTTAACTTCTTTAGCACGTTTTGCCTTTCCATAAAGTTCATAACTTTTAAGTTCTTCTTTAAGTGCTTTTATTAATTCTTTATCTTTTGCCATAATTCTTTCCTAAATGGTCTGGTGTGTTGGTTGCCCAGCACACCAAAACCATAATTAAATTAGAAACTAGGTGTAATTAAACCTGTTCCTTGTATTTTTGTAATTCCTGTTGGATATCTTCCAGAAGCAAAAGCAACATATCCATAAACAACCATTTTAGTTGTTAATGATCCTGCGTTTGTTTCTTCAAATTTCAACTGGAATAAATTATCTTCAAATAAGATATGGTCATCAGCTTTTACTACATAGATTTGGTCTTGGTCGTTACCACCACCGTCTGTTGTAGTTACATTTGCGTCTGTTATAACTGGAAGTCCTAATAGGTTTCCAACTACGTTACCGTATGCAGCTGCGTCCCCAACGCCCATAGCGTTATCTGGGTTATTACCTGCTGGAAGTACTAACGGTCTTGAATTTCCGTCTACTCCTGCTGTAAAGAAACCCCAACGTCTTGGGTGCATAATTATTGCTTGTGCTGGTGCAAATCTGTTAGCATTTACTTTTTGAACTGCGTCTGCAAGTTTTGGAAATGCCTCACCAACTGTTGGTGTAGCGTCTGTGTAAGTTACTGTATTAATACCAGATACGTTTCTAATACCTAATGGTTGTCCAGAAGAACCAGAACCGTCAATCATTAACTGATCTAACTTACCAAAATAAGCTGCTACCAAGTCTTGGAAAATAATGTTTTCCATTGAGAAACCCGGTTGTCCACCACGTTCAAGTGCTTGTCTTGAAACGTCTTGCTGACCTGCAATAGTATCAACATTAACTGTCAATAAGGTGTCGTCCATATTAGTTTCTTGTACTGCTGAATTTTGGCTTGATTGCTCTGCTGCTTCAGAACCTGTTGTAATTCTGGAAACTTCTACTTTCATACCGTATGCAGGTAATGGTTTTTTAGGTACAGCGTTATATAATGCCGAACCCGCTCTTGCGATTGGTGCATACTCATCTAAAAGATATTGAGGTACAACTAATCCTGCAAAAGCACCTGTGCCTACATCTCTAGCTTCAAATTGTTGGTGTCTGTTAAGTCTTTCTTGTGCTGCACCGTTACCAGATCGTGATTGCCAAGCGTCAGATATAAAAGAGTGTTCGCCACCCTTTCTATATATATCTGGTTCATTGACTTCTACGATTGCTTCTTGTTCAACAACTTCTTCGTCCTCAACTCCAAGTTCTTCTCTACTTTCTTTAACTGCTTTAAGAGTTTCAGCAGCTTCTCTTGCGTCGGTTATTTTTTCTTCTAAATCTTTGATTTCAACATGTAAATCTTTTGATCTTGCAAGTTTGCCGTCAAATTCTTCACCCTCTGTCATCTCATCTAATTCAGATAAAAGACCGTCAAGTTCTGCTACCTTACTATCTCTAGCTTCAATTAAGTTTTTCATAGTATGTATTTCCTTGTACTTATTCTTATACTTCTGCGTAAGGTGTGATAATGAAGTGTAAGTACGGCTTATATCACGGCGTTACGTCTTTACGAATACCGTCCCGTTCTAACTTCAATTTTAAAAGTTCAACTTGTCCGTTACTTCGCTTTTTATCAACGTCGTTGTTATCCGCAACTTTGTTAATAAAATCTTCTAAAACCTCTACTGCTTTATCGCCCGATCTAGCTTCTACAAGTTCTTTGTGTAAGTTTTCTAACTCTATGCCACGTAATTTAGCACCTGCCCATGGATTTGCAGGATAAGTTACAACACTTACATCAAACAATCTTGCTTCTGATACGGTACGTTCGTCGCCATTTTGATTGAAGTCATCACGCATTGCAGCAAATGCAAAAGACATTTCGTTTAGATCACCACGTTTCATTGCACTAGCGACTTCTGCAACTGTTGGATTGTTAGGATCAAGTTCTGCTCTAACAAACAATCCGTATTCATCTTCTTCTAAATTCAATGTACCACTTGATGTTCTTGCTAATGGTATACCATCGTGATTTACTAAGAACCTAACATCATCTTGTTCTTGTAAAGTTTTCTTAAATGCACCAGGTTTGATTGTTTCATTGTATGCACCCCTACTATCTTTTACACCGTATGGTTTGTCAAAGACAGAAGCATATCCTGTAAAAAGTAAAGTATCAGTAGTTTCATCTGATCGTTCTTCAACTGCTGCAAAAGTAAAACTTCTATTTTCTGTAAGTCTTTCCATTTCTTTTAGATTAGTAGCATTTCTTTGTTGTTCTATTGTTTGTGATATAGCAACTACCCTGTCAAACACTTCAATATGTTGTTCTTTTGATTTGTTTTCTTTTTGTGTAAATCTTGGGTGTTCTTTTGGTAGTAAATCATTATCAGTAATATATTTACTATTTTTTGGTCTGTCATTTTTTAATAAATAACTAAATGCACGAAGCCTAGCAAGTCCCCAAGCATTTCTTGAAATACCTGGTCTATGTGATGTACTGTATGCACCAAAACCACGACGCACAACACTCTTTGCTGTACCCATAGTCAAACGTCGCCACGAAGCCATACTTGAAACTTCTTCATTGTGTTCATTAACAACTGTTTGTATAGACTTTGTTGTAGCTTCCGAAAATGTAATACCACCTTTTTTGCCTTTTGCCGAACCTGGTTTGTTTTTCTTTGAACCTATTATTTGATCCTTTTTTGGTGCAGGTGTAGAACTTCCTGTTTGTCTTGGTTCTAATTCACCCTCATTAATAAGTTGTGCAATTTTTCGTTCTGCCCAATCAGCTGCTTCTAACGGATCAGTCCAAGGATTTGCACCCCAAAGTAAAAACGCTACGTCTGAAGCCCTCCAAGTATCTGGATCATTTGGGTTTGATTTTTCTCTATCAAGATCAGATAAATGTCTTTTACTCCATGCGGGGATTTTTCTAATTTTTGATATACTAAGTTGCTCACCTCTTGCCATTATTCTTGCTTGTCTAATTGTTTCATCAACTAAACCGTCCCCTGCTTTATTAAGATTATCCAAACCACGTTGTGCATTTTCTTGCATAAATTTAGGCGGTGTTCTATCAACTGCTCTTTGTTCACTGTTGTAACTTGGTACAAGTGTTGGATCATCTTTTGAAGTATGTTTCATACCTGTTATTTCTTCATATTCTGACATATCAGCACAAGGCATAAAATATGTTTCGCCGTCTATTTCATGTGTGTGTGAACCTACACAACCTATTTCTTTTGCTTTATCTTCTGCTTCTTCTTGTGTTTCATATAAATCTTGACTTGGGTCAGCTTGTCTATAACCTTTTGATTGTGCTTCTGATATATTCAAAGCCGTTATTTGATCTTTTGCTTCTTCTTCTGTTTCATGGCAACCCATTATAAAATTATCACTATCTTTTATAACGGCAAACCCGTCGCAATTTTCAGCTTCTCTACTAATTGAATATGGCATTATTCATCTATCATTGGGTTTGTCGGATCGTGTTCATCAATACCTTGTGGGGGTAATGTTGGGTCAATCAATGCACCTTGTAGACCAATGTAGAATTTGTCCCCACCCTCGTAAGGTTCTAAATCCAACTTTGCCCTTGCTTCATTTGGTGTCATCATACCAGAACTTATTGCAACTTGAAAAGAACGTACACGACTTAACTGATCCCCTCGTGCGTATTCATCTGTATCTAATCTAACAAATTGTTTGCCAGGTATAAGTGTTGTAAAACTATCTTCTATTCTTCTTATCCATGGTAGAAGTGTATGACGTATAAATGCTAGACCGTTACTTTCAAGATTTGAATATACGTTTGATCCGTCTTTTGCTAGTA